GACCAGCACCCTTTGTAGAAACGTTAGGTGAAGATCTAGCAAAACAGGTTGTAGCGCAAACAGGTGTACCTATTGTAACAGGTGGTATAGGTACTTTATCAAAACAACCAGGTGAAACAGATGCGGGTTTTAAAGCAAGACAAGATGCTGCAAGAGCATTTACAACAAGACAACAAAATTTAGCAGGGCTTGCACCACAGGTTGCAGGTCAAGATGCATTACAACAACAAGCACAAACTTTAGCAACTCAAGGTGTTGGATCTTTTCAACCATTTTTACAAAGAGCACAAACAGAAGCAACATTAGCTAGTGGATTAGGAACCACGGCTCTTGGACAATTAGGAACAGCAGGCACAGAACTAACTCAAGCAGGCACAACATTAGGTGGAATACCAACTGGAGCAATGACAACTGCACAAACACAACAGTTCATGTCTCCATATCAACAACAAGTAATTGATGCATCATTAGCAGAATTTGATCGTAACAAGTCTATACAAGAACAAGGTATACGAGATCAACAAGCAGCTTTGGGTGCGCTCGGCAGTGGTCGAGCGGGAGTGCAACTCGCTGAGTTTGGCACAGGGGCAGCGAGAGAACGAGCTTTACTACAAGCAGGTCTCTTACAGCAAGGTTTTCAGCAAGCGCAAGCAGCAAGGCAACAAGACATTGCCAATAGATTTGGTTTAAGCCAAGCGCAAGCAGGACTTGCTGGACAAAGAGGAGCTATAGCTGGAGCAACACAAGGTTTAGGTGCATTTAGATCACAGTTAGGTGGACAACAAGCAGCTCTTGGTGCTCAACAACAACAATTACAAGGAACAGATATCGCAACGTTAGGTTCATTGGGCGCAATTAACCAAGCGCAAACACAAGCAGGTCTTGATGCAACTAGAGAAGCTACAAGAATGGCTGCATTCCAACCACAAGAACAGTTAGATAGATACGCTGGTCAAGTAGCAGGGATCATGGGTGGATATCCAGGAGCCACACAAACTACAAACGTTCCTAACCCAACACCTCTACAAACAGCTTTAGGTATCGGAACAACTCTTGCAGGTTTATACTTAGGGAGAAGATAATGAATAGAACTCTAAAGAGACCAATGTTTAGAATAGGCGGGTCTGCAGGGACAGGTATCACTAGTGGTTTAACAATGCCAAGAGCTAGTTATTCTGAGGGAACTCGTTTAGATAAAATAAAAAAAATAGTCACCGAAGATCAAGCTATAATGGATGAGTTAGCTCCTTCAAGACAATCACCTCTTGCTCCGGGAACTCTGTCTAGTTTCTTAATTGGAACAGGTCTTAACCTTGCATCAGCAACACCTAGAGGTAAAGGTTTTAGTGGAATTGTATCAACAGCAGCAGAATCAGCTAAAGGTCCTTTCGCACAGTTTCAAAAAGGAGTTTTTGCAAGAGATGCAAGTGACGATCAATTAAAAAAATCTCTTGTCTCTAGAGCGATTACAAAAGTTGATGAAGCCGACAAACCTGAAAAACTTGGAACAACTAAAAAAGTTTTAGATGTTGATACAGGTAATGAAGTATTTGCAACTGAGTTACAAATTCAAAGTACAATGTCTAGTAAAGATGGAACTCAAATGAAATATGTCCCTATACCTTCTGCAGAGAAAAAAGAAAAACCAATGGCTGTTTATGACACTGTAACAAAATCAGAGGCTTTTGCTTTACCTTCTGAACTTTTAACAAGTAAAACTGATGATGGAAAATTAAGATTCTTACCTATAGGTAAAACTGATCAACTTGTTAGAGCGTATCCAATAGTAGATGGAAAAACAGTGCCAAAACCTATTTTTGTAACTAAAGCAGAAGTAATAGCTAATCCTAAATTATACGAACCTGTAGAGGGTAATATTGAAATGATGTTAAAAGTTGATGATTTTAAACAAGAAAAACAAATTAAACAAGATGCTACAAAACAAATGTTAGCGGCTAGAGATGTATCTAGTATCATAAGAAGATTAGAAAAAGATATAATGGACGGTGGAGCATTTACAGGAAACGCAGGAGATACCGTAGGATTTTTAACTGGGGTAAGTGGTTTTGTTGATCAATTTGTTAATAAACAAAGAGATGTGGATAAAACTTTATATAATCAACAGTACAGAGATGCTGCAGAAGCAATAGAAATACTTCAAAACGATGACACTATAAACGCAAAATTAACTAGATTTTTAAATGCACCTGAAACTCAAGCAGCTAAAACATCAGTTGTAAATCTAGCTTATGCCCTTGCGAAAGCAAGAGAACCAGGTGGTAGATTTAGTGTAGCTGATATTGAATTAGCTTTAAGATCTATAGGTGAAAGTTCAAACAAAATGAGTTTCTTAGCTGGGCTAAAAAGAACTGGTTTAGAAGCAACTGAAAGAGCTATTAAAGATTATGAAACAGTATTTAACTTAACAAGAGAAGACCTACCTATTAAATTTAAAGAGGTAATAGATAACTACAACTATTTTGGTGGATTTGAAGTTGAAGGTGATGGAGATTTAAAACCAGATAGTTTAGAATTTTAGGAGTAATTTATGGGAATGTTAACTACACAAAACGTTGACGAATATAAACAAAAGTATGCTAAAGAATTAGAAGCAAAGTCTGCAGAAATTGGAAGAGAGATAACAGATGAAATGCTTACAGAGTCTATTTATAAACAACTATCTGGAAAAGCAGATATAGATTACTATTCTTTTTACAAAACTTTTAATCCAGAAGGTAAATACGCAAATTTAGAAACATATAGAGTGTCTAATAATGACATGGAATCAAACGATAAGGATTTAATTAACAAAGCGTATTCAGAGTTACAAAATACAGGAAATGTTCGTTTTAAAGATTTTGTAAATGTGTTTGCACCAAAACCTTTTGATAAAGAAAAATACTATGATGATTTTAATATAGTGACATTAAACGTTCCAGATAAAGAATATAGTTTAAAAGAGATAGCAGAAATAAGAGGTATAAACCCTGATACAGATGTTAATCTTGCAGAAGTTGGTTTTGCACAAGCTTTAGCTAGAGATGACGTCAATAAAGCGATGGCTGCTAAAGAAGTTTTAAATAGATACTTTGACGAAGATATACCAATCCGTATGGGAGAAGAAACAGAAGAACTTGAATTTTTAAATCCTAATACAGGAAAGTATGAATTATTAAATGCTTATGGATTAGATGCAGGAGATTTAGCTAAATTTGGAACTTATGGTGCTTTTATATTACCTGAAATTGCTGCAACGGTAGTTACAACTGGTATTTTTCCAGGAAGTAGTATTGCTGTATCTGCTGCATCTTCAGCTGCTTTAGAGACATTAAGATTAATAGCTGGCCATGAAATTTATGGAATAAATAAAACTGAAAAGGGTTTTAAAGATTATCTACAAAACGAAGGTAAAGATATTGCAGTCATTAATGCTGCTTTAACTGCAACTGGTTATACGGTTCCAAAATTGTATAGAATGTTTAAAGATTTAAGAAGATTTGGTAAAATAAATGCATCAGAGTTTGGTGGTAGAATAGGTAGTGCAGAGGATGCTTTTAAATTAGCTGAAAAAATAAATGACAGATTAGTTGCGTTAGGGACTAAACCAAAATTAAAATTTACTTTAGGTCAAGCAGGAGATGATCCTGAATTATTGGCTTTACAAAATGCGTATGAGTCAAACCCTAAATATGGAGTTAAGAAAATTTTTGACGATTTTAATGAAGAACAAGCAGATGCTTTAAATACTTACATGAACTTAATGGCTAAAGAATATAATTTTCAAGGACTATCGGGTAAAGATAATATTTTATCTGATGAAATAGGTCAAAAAATACAACAAAAAATTATTGAGAGATTAAGTCCCAAACAAAAATTTTTAGTAAAACAATTAGAAAATGCAGAAACAGACTTAACAAATGCAATAATAAAATTTCCCGATGGCAGTACAAAAGAAGCAGGCACACAGATTAGAAATGTAATAGATGGTTTATATGATGACTTTGAACAATCTTATACAGATAAATACACCGCTTTATTTAAAACAGGTGGAGGTAGAAAAATTGATACTGACATAATTAAAACCGCTGTAAAAGAATTAAATCAAAGACAAAAAAATACTTTATTTAAAAAATACCCAGAAATAAAAACTTTTTTTGAAACTCCTAAAGGAAAAAAAATTAACATAAATACTTTAAAAAACACTTTAAGTGATTTAAGAAGATTTGACAGAGACATATCAAAAGGTAAAATACCTATAGAAGGTTCACCTGTAGAAGGTGCGGTATCAAAATTAATTGGATCTATAAAAAATCAATTTAAAGAAAGTTTAGGAGAGGATGATATTTGGTACAGAGAATTTTTAAAATTAGATAAAGCATATGCAAAAAATAAAGACCTTTATAAAGGTGTTATTTCTAAATTAATGTCCACTAAAAATGGTAGATTAGTAATTGCAAACGAAGATGTTTTTAAACAAACTTTTAAAAAGGGAAATGGTCAAATACAAAGAATAGATGACATTTACGAAATATTAAAAAAGAAACCTAGTGCAATAACAACATACAAAGAACAAATATTAGGTGCATATAAGCAAGCAGTTGATCCAAATACTACAGGAAAAATTAATTTAGTCGCTCATCAAAAATTTTTAAATGACTATCAATATGCTTTAGAAAAATTCTTTGGAGGTAAAAGTGGTTTTAAACAAATAGAAAATATTGGAGAACTTGCTAAAAAAGTTGAGACAGCTACGTTAAAAAGAGATAAAGTTTTAAAACAATTAGGTAAATCCACAGAGGGTAAAATTGAATCTATGGATCCAGATAAGATATTTGCTTTTCTTTATAATAATAAATCTCCAACTACTTTAAATAAAGTGATGACGATAATAAAACAAGATAAAGATTTACTGAACGCTTTTCAAACTGTAGCTAAAGATGATTTACTATTTAAAGTAACCGATAATAGAAATAATTTTGTTTTTGATAAATTTGCCGACTATCTAAAAAATAATAATCAAATTTTAACAAGAACGTTTGCTGACAACCCTAAATTTTTAACAGATTTGAAACTTATGCGAGACGCTTTAGAAATTACCACAAGAAAATCTGCACAAAAAACAATTGGTAAAGCAGAAACTGCATTAAATGATGTTATCAGAGCAAGACTAGGACAATTTACTGTTGCTGGTAGAACATTTACTGCTTTAAAAAAGATTGTAAGATCAGATGTAGACAAACAATTAGCTGAAATAATAACTGATCCTAAAAGATTAGAGGATTTAATAAAATTAAAAAATGTAAAAAAAGATTCAAAAGCTGCAAAACAAATTATAACTAGATTATTTGGTTACTATATATTTGATGAAAGATTTTTTGAAGATGATCAGTTTACACCTACTATGATTGATTTTGTAGATAGTAATAAAATATCTCAAAACGTTAAAGAAGCAGAAGAAACAATAAATTTAGCACAGAACACAGAACTAGATAGTAGGTTTAATGAAACTGTAATACCACAAGGAAACATATCTCAAACACAAAGTGTAAACCCAAACTTGTTAGCTCAAGCACAACCACAAGGTAGTCAAGGTATTATGCAAAATTTAAGTAGCACGGAACAAGCTCTACTTGATCCGATGGAACAAGTGATAGCAAGGAGAACATAATGAAAAAATCGGCGTTACAAAAAATAGAGGATCACGAAAAGCTTTGTAGAATAATGCAAAAGCAAACGTTCGAACAAATAAAAGAAATCAAAGAACGTGTATCAAGGATGGAGAAGATGATCATGGGTGGAGGCGGAGCTATAATACTTGCCTTAATCATGAACATGATAAAATAATGGAACTTACACGTAATTTTACTTTGTCAGAGCTAACTAAATCGGACACAGCTATTAGGCATGGGATTGATAATAACCCTAACGCTGATCAAATAGAAAAATTAAAAACACTTTGTGAAAAAATTTTACAACCAGTTCGAGATCATTTCGGCAGAGTCAAGGTGACTAGCGGATTCCGTTCACCTGCGCTGTGCCAAAAAATAAATAGCTCACCAAATTCACAGCACGCGCGTGCGGAAGCGGCTGACTTTGAAGTAGTAGGTGTGGATAATTGTGAACTTGCTGATTGGATACATAGAGAGCTCGATTGGGATCAGCTTATCCTTGAGTTCTACACTCCGGGTGAGCCTAACAGCGGATGGATACATTGCAGCATAACAGAAGGTATGCCAAGAAAACAATTTTTACATGCTTATCGAGAAGAAGGTAAAACAAAATACAAACCTATATTAGGAAAAGCAAAAGATATTTTTGTTTAATACATACCATACAACCCCCAGTCGTACCAAAAATAATCTATCGCATGATGAGAGTATGCTCCGATAATACATCCTAAAAAACTTGGTAACTTTTTTTGTTTTAATAAAACAGAAAGTGCAAAACAACTAAAACCTATTATAGATACACCTAAAATGCTGTGAAAGAATTTATGACTAGGATATCCTGTTTCTAAAAAATAATAAATAACCTCAAGATCTATTAATACATTTACAATTGAAAACCATAACAAACTAAATTGTTTTGGAAACAAAAGTTTTATTGGTGTAGCTGCTGCAATGTGAAACGGTGTAATCATATCCAATCCTTTAGTTCTTCACCCATAACTTCGGATGCAATGTTAATTTTTTTACGTAAGGCTTCTACTATTTTTTCATCAACAGTATCTTCTGCAATTAAATCAATATAAGTTACAGTTTTCTTTTGACCTATTCGATGAGCTCTATCTTCCGATTGTAATCTTTTCTCTAAATCATATCCGTTAGAAAAATATATTACAGTATTAGCTTGTGTAAGTGTAATACCGTAACCACCTGTTTGTGGTGTACCTACGATAAACCGACACTTAGGGTCGGACTGAAATTTACGAATATTGTCTTGTCTCTCGTCTTGTGGTGTCAATCCATAGTAGTCTACAATGGAGCCTTTTTCGTATTTATCAATTACATTTTTTATTATTTGATTTACATCTGTTTGATAGTTAGCCCAGATAATAGCTTTGCCTTCAATCTCTTCTAATATACTCATTAGTTCTGTAATTCTATTGTTAGGTATTAATTGAGTGCCACCATCATCAGCTGTGAAATGGCCACAAGTTATTTGGTGTAATCTCATTAGTTGGGTTAGAACGGTCATAGTTGTAGTTACTTTACCGTTTAAAATAGCCATAGCTTCTTTTTTCATTTGATCATAAATTTTTCTTTGATCGGAAGATAATATAATATGTCTCTTAGTAAAATTTTTAGGGGGTAGATCTAAGCAATCTTCTTTTAAAACTCTGTATGAAAAACCTTTTACTTTGTCAGAGAGCTCACTTAAATTTTGAAAAGCATCTACAACTTGAATAGATCTACCTCGTAAATGCATTGTTTTCATTTCTGCATATCTATTACGAAAAGCGTAAAATGATGCAAAGTTCAGTAACCACGGATCAAGGAACTCACATTGACTATACAAATCTAATGGGTTTTTTGTAATAGGTGAACCCGTCATGATTCGTTTGTATTTTGCGTCCTTACCTAAACTAATTATATTTTTTGTTCTTTTTGCAGATGGATTTTTAATTGTAGTAGACTCATCTATTGCCATTATAGTTCTATGAGAATGTAAAAATTTAGTAGCAAACTTAACACCTTTGTCTGTAGACAAAGCTTCAACATTCATAATTAAAATATGTAAGTCCTCTCCCGTTTCAAACAATCTATCTAAATTTTCTTGATATTTTTTTGTCATATTTGGTTGCCATAAAACAGACACATTTTCTATATGGTCTGGTAAGTGTGTAGGTAGCTCTTGTTCGTACCATGTTTTTACAACACCTTTTGGTGCAACAATTATAGCACCATCTACTTTACCCTTATCATAAAGCATGGCTAAGTTATCTATTAATACTTTTGTTTTACCTGTACCCATTTCCATAAAGTACGCATAGGTTTCTTTATTCCATGACTTTTCCAAAGCAGTCAATTGATGCTCGTAAGGTTTTGTCTTAAATTTATAATTCATTTTATCCTGTATGACTTGACATATATAATTGATTAAACTATATGTCAACACATGAAAGATAATATAGTTTATGTAATACAGGAAATAGTTGGGACAAAAATTGGTAATCCAAAGATTAATATCATGGGTGCTTCTAAATATGGTGAGTTTAATTTTTTATTACCAGAAGAATCACAAATAATTTTTTCACCAGGGCCTTTAGTTTATAAATTAAAAAATCGTTTAAAAAATTTTAAAGACGGTGATTATTTATTATTAACTGGAGATCCCGCTATAATTGGTGTTGCGTGTTCTATAGTATCTGATTTAACAAATGGAAAATATAATCTTTTAAAATGGGATAAACAAGAAAGAACTTATTATCCTATATCTATTAATTTATACGAGAAAGGAGAAATAGATGGCGATTAATTTCGAAAAAGATCAACAAGATGCGATGAAGAAAACTGAAGGTATTCAGTCTCTTGCAGATCAAGTTGAAAAGTTAGAGTCTTTAAATAAAAGACTAGAGCAACAAGAAGAAAATATGAAGAATACTAAATCAGAAATACAAAAAGTTTCTGGAGACATCATACCAACTATGATGTCAGAGATGGGACTTGCAGAACTTAAACTGCATGATGGATCTCATTTAAAAGTTTCAACGTCATATAGAGCTCACATAAGTGAAGCTAATAAAGAAATGGCGTTTAACTGGCTTCGTGACAATGGACTAGGAGATATAATTAAGAACGAGATCTCAGTATCTTTTGGTCGTGACGAGGATAACAAGGCAGCAACTTATGCTGAACTTGCGAAGGGTCAAGGGTTCCAACCGACACAAAAGATGAAGGTAGAACCCATGACTCTGAAAGCGTTAGTCCGTGAGCGTATTGAGGCAGGTAAAGAAATGCCAACGGAAATTTTTGGAGTTTTCTCTGAAAATAAAACAACAATAAAAAGGAACAAATAAACATGAACCAAGTAACAACTAAAAAAGAAGGAGCATTAGCAGTCAATATGTTTGAAGCTGATGCAAACCAAGGTGCTCAAAATATAGCGCAAGAAGATCTTGCGTTACCTTTCCTAAAAATTTTGGGACAACTATCTCCAGAGG